AAAAAAGGTGCAGGTATTGTACTAGAGTCAGTAAGCCCATCGGCTGAACATCTCTACCATGAAGAGAATGACTCGTACATCTTAACCATTTCGCTACCTCGTTTTCCGTTAGAGACGGTTATCAATGCAGCAGATATGAATGAGATCAAATCTCTTGCAGATGAAAAAGAGCAGACACAAGCCCTTTCACAAAAAATCGGTGAGATTATTAAAGAGCATAAAGAGAGCTTTATGACAACTTTAGAGTTTATGAGTGTCGGAGCACTCTTTGGAAAAGTGATGGATGGAAAAGGAAATGTTCTTTTTGAGTTCAAATCAGATTCTGATCCGGTTGAATTTAAAGAAGATAAAAATCTCATTGATTCACTTAACGATATTGATGATGCCCTTGTCAATGAACTTGGTAAAGAAGTTCCTTACTCTGTTTTAGCAGATCGTTCATTTATCAATGGAATTGCAGATCGTGCTACAACACAGACACTCTTTGATCAAGGTCAAGCAAAATGGATTGAACAAGACAACAAACGCGTACTTGAAGTACATGGTGTTAAGTTCATTCCATACACAGGCAAGTACAAAAATGCAAAAGGTGAAGATAAGCAGTTCATTGAGAAAAATACTGCTATCGTTGTACCGGAGAGTACTGATGTGTTTAAGCTCTACTATGGTCGTGCAAACCATACACAAGCACTCAACAAAGCACCAAAACTCTTCTTTAGTGCTTCCCCTGAAGAGCTTCCAAAAGGTAGAGGTTACTCAATCATTAGTGAGATGAGAGCTATCCCTGTATGTGTTCGCCCTGGTGCGCTCATCAATCTTGAGTATGTTGCGTCGTAACTTCACTCCATAAGTCATAGTTTCAAACTATGGCTTATATTTGCCCTGTGAGATGATTTAAACCTTTTTCGACTCATTCATCATAAAAAAGTTTTAAACCATTTCTCGTTGAATTTAAACACCAAGTAAACACCCAAAGGAGATACTTTTATGATTACAAAAGCAGATTTAGACAAAGAGACAAGTCAAAAAGAACTCTTAGAGCTTAGTGATCTCAATGCAACAGGTAGTATTGATGAGAGTGTTATTGATGATGCTATCAATGATGCCATCGCTTTTATCTCCTCCTTTATTGTTATTCCAAGTGATCCTACACCATACTTGCGCTCTATTGCAGTTGATCTTACACTTTATGAGCTAAGAAAGATACACCAACTCCAAGATGAAGAGGTAAAAAAGAGCTGTGAAGAGAAGCTTATAAAAATGGCTAGAGGAACTATCCCAATTACAACAGCACAACAAAGTGTTGAGAGAAAAACAAAAAATGCATACAGACATGCAAAAAAGCGTCTTGAGTTTAAAGGGTTTAACTAATGGCAACAAAACAGCAAAAGATAGAGATAGCCAGAGCCTTGTATGTCACTTCAAAAAATGAAGATGAAATAGCTACAATACTACAAGTATCAAAAAAGACCATTCAGAACTACAAAGCACAAGATAGTGCTAACGGCAATGACTGGGACACCCTTAGAGCTGAGAAGCACATCAAAAAAGATGCACACAGAAGAGAGTACCTCTACAGTGACTTTGTCGGATATATGCACGATACACTCAGAGAGATCCGCGAAGCAGATGATCTAAGCTCTTCACAAAAAGCAGACAAGATAGTAAAACTCTCAGATGCTTTTTCAAAGATGAAACACATCGTAAGACACGAAGACCCAGAAGCTTTTAAAAGAGGTATCATCAAGCATGTTGTAGAGGTACTTGCAAAAACCATCGCATCAAAAAACTCTCAAGAGCTACTAGAAGCATTTGTCAATGCAGTAGATGAGTGTAAAGAGGATCTTGATGTCTCTATTTGATAAAGATGAACTAAAATCACTCCTAAGTATCACACAAGAAGATGCCATAGCAAGCGGCCATAGTAAAACAAAAGCACAAGTGATCTCACGCAGAGAGTTTAGCAAGTGGCTTGGTGAGTATGTAGATAGTCTAAAAGAGAGTATGCGATCAAACCCTACACTGCCACCACAGGAGAGAGAGCAGCGAGTACAAAAACAAAAAGATGACTTTCACTTTTTTCGCACAACATACTTTCCACACTACTACTATCTCCCAGGGAAATCTGCACTTCAAGATGGGCTTGAGAAGATCTACTACAGAATAAAAAACGCAAAAACAGGAGAAAAGTTCGCAGTAGGAGCACCGCGTGGACATGGTAAGACAACAGATGCGCACCTTGTCTTTTTCATCTGGTGTGTTGTCAATGACTTCAAGCACTTCTTGACACTCTTCTCTGATGCCATAGAGTTGGCAGAGACTATCATAGAGTCCATCAAAGCAGAACTTGAAGAGAACGACAACCTCAAAGCAGATTTTCCTCACGCAACAGGTATGGGGAAAGTTTGGAAGATTGGTGACATTGTTACAACAAATGGTATTCGCATCAAAGGCTTTGGTAGTGGTAAAAGAGTGCGTGGTATAAAACACGGTGTGCACAGACCAGACCATGCAGGCATAGATGACCTTGAAAATGATGAGAATGTACGCTCACGCGATCAAAGAGACAAGCTTGAGAGCTGGCTAGATGAAGCAGTCGCAAACCTTGGTGCTGTTGATGGAACTATGAGCATACTCTACACAGGAACCATACTGCACCGTGACTCGGTACTTGCTAGAAAACTAAAACTCAAGTTTTGGAATCCTATCATCTTTAGAGCCATCATTACTTTTCCAAAAAGAATGGATCTATGGGAGCGATATGCCTACATCTACAAACATACCGGTCTTGATGCAGCATCAGCTTTTTACAAAGAGAACAAAGAAGCTATGGATGATGGCGCAAGAGTGCTCTGGAGAGAAGCAGTACCAATAGAGATGCTTATGCGTAAACGAGCAGAAGCACCAAGGTCGTTTAACAAAGAGATGCAAAACAACCCAAATGCTGAAACTCAGAAGTTTAAACGCGAAAAGATGCACTTTTATAAACATACTCCAAATATAGATGAAACATTTGCCTGGTGTGACCCGGCAGGTAATGGAAAAAAGTCAGATTTTACCAGCTTTACCATTCTTGGAATCAATAAAAAAGAGAGAAAAGCCTATGTTTTGGCATCTGACAACAGAGTACTCTCTTCTAGAGAGATCATAGACACCTGCTTGGATCTGCAAAAAAGATACAAGTGTAAAAAGTGGGGCTTTGAGACAAATGGCGGGCAGTTTCACCTTAAAAACTGGCTTCTTGAAGCTGCTTTTGACAACGGTGTACATATGCCTCTTCGCGGATATCACAACTCAAAGAACAAAGAAGAACGCATAGAATCGTTAGAGCTTCCAATAGAAAACGGACAGATTATGCTGCATGAAGATTTTACCATCCTCATAGAACAGTTAGAAGACTTCCCAGAGGGCCTGCATGATGATGCTCCCGATTCACTTGAGGGGTGTTACATGCTCTCAAAATTGGCAAAGCAAAAACATGGTTCCTCATCTGCAAGACAAAACAGACGCTCCATTAGACCAAGAAACCAAAGAAGAAGAGGATAGATTATGAAAAAACTACTCAACATTTTTAAAAAAACACCACAAAAACAAGTAGCTCTCAAGCGAAGTGTAGCAGCCGCACCAAAGAGCAACATGCTTACTTCACTTATGAATGAACTACCCGTAGAGCGTGAGTGGCTTGACTACCATGAGATGAACAGAATCCTTCGCGATGCTACTGTTATATCTGCTTATGGAAGCAGAAAAGCGGCAACACTCAAAAAAGAGCTCCTCATAGAGTCTAAAAATGAAGCACTCAAAAGTGCTATAACAGCGACATTTGACTACAAAACACTCAGAAAGATACTTGATGCTCCAATGCAGGGGATCTCAGTCTTTGAGCTTAACTGGATAGAAGACGCTAACATTTTAAGACCAAAACTTGTAGAGAGAGACTATAGAAACTTTACAATTCACAACGACTCTTTGATGTTTACTCCATACGGCATACCTCAAGAGATACCTGAGCATAAAGTTATCTACTCGACCTATGAGGAGAAGTACAACCGCCCTATGGGAACACCTTTGGCTGAAGCACTCTTTTGGCCGGTAAAATTTAAAAACGCCTCT